ATATTGTGCTTGCTGGCGACACTAGCTGCTCAGCAACCCGCCGCTTATTGTCAATGCACAGACTCCTCGACTCTTGCGGCAAGTAATTACTATTTATTAAAAGGCGCTGAGGCTCGCGAGCAGTTAGCGCTGTGCCGTGAATACCGCAAAATTGACAGCGCGGTAATTGCAGAGCAGGACAAAATACAGTCTAAGTTATTGGACGAGTTGCAGGCCAGAGACAAAAAGGTAACACGCTTTAAAAACCTATGCACTATTTTAGCGGCGGTTACTATTGTCGCCCTGCTATTATGAAAACTAACAATGTTTATATAACCCGCTCTAAGTTTGTAGAAAGCAAAACGCTTTTAATTAGTGACTGCCACTGGGACAACCCACATTGCGACCGCGAGCTACTGGCTAAGCATATGCAAGAGGCAGTAGACGGAGGCCACGACATACTTATTAACGGAGATTTATTTTGTTTAATGCAAGGCAAATATGACGGGCGCCGTAGCAAGTCCGACATAAGGCCAGAGCATAACGGCAGCCGCTATTTAGACTTGGTTATAGACACGGCAGTAGAATGGTTTAAACCTTACGCCAAAAACATTAAGGTTATAGGCTACGGCAACCACGAAACTAGTATACTTCGCCACTGTGAAACGGATGTTATAGAGCGCTTTGTAAGTGCTTTAAACGCTGTTACTGGGGCCACTATACAAGTGGGCGGCTATGGTGGCTGGGTAATATGGCAGTATTGCAGTAGCAGCGAAGTTAACATGAGCTATAAACTTAAATACTTTCACGGCTCAGGCGGTGGCGGACCCGTTACAAAAGGTGTAATACAATTTAACCGCATGCAAACAATGGTAGAAGGCGCAGACGCTATTTGGATGGGCCATGTACACGAAAGCACAGAGTTAACCTATACAGTAGAGCGCTTGGACCGTCACAATTCTATAAAACTTAAGGACATTTTAATGATTAGGACCCCGTCCTACAAAGAAGAGTATAACGACGGGCAGGGCGGCTGGCATGTAGAGAGAGGGGCGCCACCAAAGCCACTAGGCGGGCGCTGGTTAATTCTTAAACCTTGCTACAATAGGCACAAAATGGAGGCTCAATATACAATGGAAGCCTACACCTATAAAACCAATTAAGCATGTACAATATAGCACAATTAAAGCGGACTATTACGGGGCTAGGTTACAAATGGTTTGAGGAGGGCGACTATAACCTAAATATAATAGGCGTGCGAAATTCTAGCACTGGCCTTAAAGTTACAAACGCCTTCGACGACGACATAATTTTAGCCTATAAGGTTAAAGACAACTGGGAATTGTTAACCTATAAGTTTACTACTGACAACGGCGCAGGCACGGCACGCCTAAAAGCGGGGCAGTATAGAGGCGCTTACATGTTAGGCCTACACCAAGGCAAGTATAAAGCCCTCAGGCAATGCGGCCCAGTGGTAGTGTATAGAGACTTTAAAAACGACGGGCTCTACCAAGAGGACAGAACCGAGCGCGGCGTGTTTGGTATTAACATACATAAGGCAGGCGTCGATTCTATAAGAGTGGACCGCTGGAGCGAAGGCTGTCAGGTGTTTAAACGCACTCAGGACTTTAACAAATTTATGGCAATATGTGAAATTGCTGCCGAAATATGGGGCAACTCTTTTACCTATACGCTTCTTAATTCTAGCGACATTACGCGTTAAGCAAGTCTAAAATAGGCAGCAGAATGCCTTTGCTGGTGTTGCTGTCACCCCCTTTAACATCGCGCTCAGTGCCAATGTATTTACGAGCTATAATTTTAAGGGTGGGCACACTCACCAAAATGAATATGCCCCTAACCTCAAAACAATAATAGTCTGCTTGCGTAGTTGCAATGCCTGAGCGCTTGCCTCTACTTTCATACTCTACAAAAAACTGCCCAGTTTTATGGGCTCGCTTGTCGCTTTTAACTTCTATGCGCTTGCCGTTTAGTATTAGGCCCAGTTGACCCTCCACCTCATTACCTACCAGTAAGTCAAAACGGAAGTCGCTGTTAAACTGCATTACTTTTTAATAGCCTCGTTAATTGCAGCAACCGCCTTAGGCTCTTCGTGCTGTATGTCTATAACCTCTTCGGTGCTGTGCATGCCCATAGTAATTTCGGGGGCGTAGAGACGGCCAAAGAAAGCCGCTGCACGGTAGCGCATCATTAACTCGGGCATAGTTTTCCACTTACTGCCTGCCTTGTCTACCCAGCCCTCGGCCTTGGCCATGTCCATAGTAACTACTGGACCCTCTAGAGTTTCGCCCGTGGCTTTTTCCTGACAAACCGCTTTAATACCTTTGGCCAAGTCGCCAACAAAGCGCAGGGCAGTGAACTTGCCAGAGCCATTTATAGCCGCTATAATAAACGAACTGCCCCAACTAGGGCGCCCATGTATTATATTTAAATTCTGCATTACCATAAGCGGGCTAGCGCCTATTCGGTTTGCAATTTCCAGCGCTACCAATGTATTAGCTACATTGTTTTTGTACTGCTGTGGGACCAAGTCGCTGGCGCTTAACGCCTTTGCTTGTCTTTGGGCCTGCTCAAACTGTGAAAGCGGGGCCGCTGTTTGTGTTAGTTCTGTTTTATTTTCCATGATTAAATAGTGTTAATTCCTGCACGCCATCACCATAGCCTTGCCACTCGTCAAACTTTAAGCAAGTGCTAAATTTTTCAATGTCCTCGCGGTACTGCTGACGGCCTCGCTGTATGTCCTCGGCTGTTAAATAGTAAACGGCCACTAGGTGCGGCTCGCACTTTTCTACTGCTATAAAAAAGAACCCCTCGCAGAGTTGGTTATAGGCACGCTCGAAACCGTCCATATAGAAGGCAGCCTGCACATGGTAGCGGTATTTGTGGCAACTTCTAGCAAAGCCTTTAGGGCTAGCGTCGTCTGTTGTTTTAAGGTCCATTATTATAGCGCTGGTAGTAAGGCGGTCAAAAATGCCACGGCAGGGGATGCCGCTAACATCGTCTACCCAGTTAACCATAATTTCACTGGTACCTTTTAAGCCAAGCAAATAAGCCGCAGCAGGGTGCTTATAAATGGCGCTATTCATTCGCTCTATGGCGTCGTCTTGCTCACGCGTTACAACTGTTAAGCCTTCGGCCTGCTCTTGGAATTGTGCCCAGCGTTCTTTACCGTCTTTGGTTCTGCGGTCAATGTCTGGCGCTATGGTGTAGCGCATCCCCCATTCGGCTGGCTCAAAGACTCGGCAGTGTAATGCCTTGCCTAGCACCAGTGCAGGGGTTTCTAGTTGCTCGTTAACGCCGTCTATATACTTGCGTTTGTAGAGGCTTGGGGCCTTGTTAATTAGGTCCAGTCGTGACTTGCTTAAAATGTGTTCTGTTTTCATGTTTACAAAAATACAAACTATTTCGTAAATTTGCACAATGAATGACGAGAACCTAGTAGTAAAGTGGCGTAAGCGCTGCATAGAAAAAGGCATAAGCCTTAACCAAGTTTGCGAAGAGGTGGGCATAAGCAGAGGCCTGCTAACTAAGTGGGAAAAGCGAGAGCCTAAGACACTGCAAATAATAAGGGCAATAGAAAAGGTACTAGAGTAGTATATTTGTGTGCTAGTTGTTAGTTTCTAGCATTCTGTTTTCATGTTAGGCCCCCTTGGTAATACTTGGGGGTTTTATTTTTTTAAACTTTTTTTAATTTTTTTTACAAAGTGCTTGCATATGTGTAAACTATGTGCTTAGTTCGCATTCACATAATACTAACAACATGAAAACACTATTTAGATTTAAAACATGGGAAAACCCTTACAACATTGGGTTTAACCAAATTGATTTTTATGGATTTATTGGGCACAAAAAAGGATTTACACAGCCATGGTTTTCCTCGCTCATGCCTTTTGCTAACAATAAAAGCGCGTGGCATTTTTTTGGTTTTCGCTTTACTAAAACGCCTATGCATGTTTCAAAAGAACGATGGGAAATTAATGGCTGGTATACCGAAAATAAAAAACTAATTAACAAACTAAGAAAAAAACTATAAACCACGGGGGCCTAACCGCCCCCTTAATTATACGACTATGGCACTAGACATAATTTACCTAATTATCGCAACCCCCGTTACCGTAGCGGTAATGTACGGAGCCCACTGCATTAAGCAGACAGTTAAACACTACCATAATTTACCCGAGGCAACGCCCTACCAGTTCGAGCGTGACGAATTTATAGAAGGGTTTAACGAGGCAATTAAACACCAGCGCAAGGAGATTAAGCGCATGTACAAAGGCAAAATAAAATAAACATGAATACACCACTAGAAAACACAATTTTGGACTTGTTGCACTTAGTTGAGCATTACGAGTTTCAAGAGCGCCACGGAGGCAAGGCTAACGCGAGCGACGCTATTAAAGCAGCTGTAAAGCTGTGCGAGAAACGACTACAAGAGGAGGCCGACTGCATAGCTGAGGCTTACAATGCGGCAGGCGGTCCTTGTTGGGGCGGTCACTACTTTGCCGAAATGTTTAGAAGCGGCGAGGATGCGGCTAAAAGTTATGTAGGCTACCAGTATAGAATTAAAACGACCGACATATGATTTACTTATTTTACACCGCACTGGCCTTAGCCGCTGTTATTAGCATTGGCACAATTAAAGCACAAATTGCACATATTAAGGGGCTAAAAGGAATGTATAAGGACGCCGTTAGAAAAGGCAACCTGCTGCTAAATGAGAAGCTAGACGCTGAGGCTAAACTGCGCGAATGCATAGACGCAAAACAAACATGGGCAAAACTAGCACATGAAGCCAGCGAGGACCTTAACTATATGACGCGAGTACATGCTGGAGAACTAGACGCCATGCGTTTACAAATTTACCAAGCCGAGCAGTTTATGCACAGAGTTAGAGAGCAGAAGAGACGCTGCGAGCGGAAAAGAAGGGAGGCAAAAAATGCAGCAAGCAAAAACTGAGGTAGACTACTTAATACTATACGGAAAAACACGGCAAAAGGTTAGGGCGCTCGAATTACAACTAGAGCGCCTTATAGCCCGCCATAATATAGAAGTTGAAATGCTAAAAGCAGAATTAAATAGCCCACAGCACAAAACACTTACTGCCAAAAAGGAGTTAATTAACGAGCTACTGCTAGAGGTTTGTAAGGTGACTAACACAACAGCGGGCCAGTTAATGAGCCCAAGTCGTGAGCGTAACATTGTAACGGCGAGGCACTTGTTTTTTTACATTGCACGGCATGAGTATAACCAAAGCTGGGCAAAAATGACGCGTTTACTGGACCGTCACCACACCAGCGGAATGCACGGGGCTGCACAATATGCAAACTATTTAAACCTTGGCTATAAGGGCGAAACTAAACTTTATAAAATGGTAATGCTGGCAATGAATGACAAAGGAGGTAACAAATGAAAACCTTTATAATCACAATAGAAATAGAACACACCGACCGCAGTTTTAAGCGCCCAGAAGTGCAGCAGTTTGTTGCACAAATAGGCAGCCCGCAGGCTAACTGGGTAAAAGAAATGCGCAAGGCGTTTAAACAAACAATTTTAGGCGAAAAAGCCCACGACATCCAAGTAACTTACGCAATAAAAGAATGAAAGCAATTTTAGAATATGACCTACCAGACGACGAGGAGGCATTTACTTACGCTTGCGACGGTTGGAGGTGGGCGCATTCAATGTGGGAACTGGACCAATACCTGAGGACAAAAACAAAATACGCCCCCGACACAATGCCAGAGGAGGTTTACACGGCGCTAAGTGAAACGCGGGACGAACTGCACAGAATTTTAAACGAAAACAAACTAAATTTAGACTAATGCAATTAAAGTTTAAACATTACACCCCGAAACAATATGCGGCTATTTTGTTACACGATGATTTTAAGATGACTTTAAGGCAAATAGCAGAACGGCTAGACATGTCGGAAAGTGGGGTCCGTTATATTTTAAAACACATAAAAAAAACATGAAAACAGAAAATTTAACACCAGTGGAAACCTACGCCTTTAAGGTGCTAGAGTTGCTTATGGCTTACGGCCGTAAAGAATTAACAGACGAGGGCCTAGTAAGTGCCGTAGTTACCCTAAAAAACGAATGCCTAGACGCTGAGAAGCGAGAACATCAAAACTGGTTTAACAAGGGCTTCGAGTTCTACCATGGGCAACTTATGGCTAAAACTTTGGTAAGTTAAAAACTTTGCTATATTTGTAGCGTTAACTGAGGTGGGGAGACCTCAAAAAGTTAAAAGAAATTTGCCCTGCTAGAAGGCCTGCGCTCCCCCGCGGCTTTTTGGTGGGGCTTTAATTTTATGGCTAAAGACAAAAAATCATTTATTCTGTACTGTGACCAGCAGGGCGTTTTTAACATGCTACCAGACGAGCAGGCAGGCAAACTAATTAAGCACATTTTTGCTTATGTGAACGACGAGGACCCTGAGAGCGACGACCTGCTTTTAACTATTGCCTTCGAGTCTATTAAAACCCAATTAAAGCGGGATTTAAAGAAGTACGAACACTATATAGACAAGCAAAAAGAGAATGGCAGAAAGGGAGGCAGACCTAAAACCCAACCCTTTTTTGATGAAACCCAAAAAACCCAAGCCTTTTTTTTAAAACCCAAAAAAGCTGACAATGTTAATGTTAATGTTAATGACAATGTAATAATAAAAGAAAATATAAAAGAAAAGGCAGCAAGGTTTACGCCACCAACAGCCCTAGAGGTTAACGCCTACATGCAAGAGCAAGGCATGGACGACTTGAGCGAAAAGTTTGTAAACTTCTACGAAGCCAAAGGCTGGCAAATAGGTAAAAACAAAATGAAGGACTGGAAAGCCGCTGTAAGGACTTGGAAAAGCAACTACAAAGACAAAGGACCACAAACCACAGTTAAGCCCGTTAAAGCCTCTTTAAATGACGAATAGCGTAGACATCAACCACGACATAAGAATAGTAAAGGCCATAGTGAACGCTAAAGAAGTTTGGAGGGTATACCTAAAACAGAAGCTACACAGCGAACACCCTACCAAGCAGGCAGCGTTTAGAAAAGCACACTCGTTAAAACTAATTTACAACTAATGGACACCGAAACGCACATAATAAGCCAGTTACTCTTTTACCCAGAGTTTCACCACCAACTACCCAAGGTTAAGCCGCAGTGGTTTACTAAGCCTTTACACCAAAAATTAATAAATTTTATGACCGCCCTTTACTTAGAGGGGACGCCTTTTGAGTTAATAAGGCTCTCTAAGGCGTTAAAAGGTGCTGAGTTAATAGAAACCCTTACTATACAGCAGAAAGTTGCTTACAAGTCCTCTATTAGCCCTTATTTGCGAGAATTAGAGTATAATTACCTCCACACTCAGTTTATAAACCGCCTCGGCAACCTAAATTTAACTAAGGACCTTAACGGATTAATGCAGGAAGTACAGCAGCTACTAGACAGCACACAATTTAGCAGCGCTAAGGCGCCTAACAGTATAGTAAATGAGACGAATAAGGTAGTAGACAAAATAGTAGAAAACATACAAAAAGGCCAACGCCTAACGGGTAAGCCTACTGGCTGGCTATTCCTAGACAAGTACCTAGGAGGCTACAATGGTGGCGACTTAATCGTAATAGCAGGACGCCCAGCAATGGGTAAAACAGCCTTAGCCTTAAGCCTTACCAAAGACTTTGCAGCAACTGGAGGCAAGGCGTTATTTTTAAGCCTAGAGATGAGCAATGAGCAACTAGCCAAGCGTTACCTTTCCCTTATTGGCAATATACCTAACTACAAGGTCCGTAACGGCGCACTTAAAGAGCAAGACATTGACAAACTGTGTAACATTGCTAACAGCCAGACAATAAACTTTTACATAGACGACGACGCCGAGACTTCAATAGCAGACATAAAAGCCAAGGTTAAACTTCACAAAGGCAAGCACGGGCTAGACTTACTGGTAATAGACTACATACAATTAGTGAAGGGGACCAAGCAGAATAGAGAGCAGGAGGTGGCAGAGATTAGCAGAAACTTAAAGCTATTGGCTAAGGAGTTAAGCATTACCGTTATAATCCTAGCGCAGTTAAGTAGAGCCAGCGAGTCACGCCAAGACAAGCGCCCACTACTTAGCGACCTAAGAGAGTCAGGTGCAATAGAGCAAGACGCTGACTCTGTGCTATTCCCTTTTCGCCCAGCATATTACCAAGAGGAGAAGCCAGTAATAGAAGAGGCTGAGTTAATTATAGGTAAGAACCGCAACGGCGAATGTGTAACAATTCCGACGACATTCGAGGGGCAGCTAACACTATACAAGGAGAACACCAATGCCTAGTATTAACCAGTCTAAGCGCGGCAAACAAGCCCGCAAAGAATACACTAAAGGAGGCTATAAAGAGCCGCGTTACAATACCCAACAATGGCGTAATGTTAGAGCGTTAATACTTCAAGACTCGCCACTATGCAAAGCCTGCGAAGAGGTCGGGCTTATAACCTTAGCGCAAATGGTGGACCACATAAAGCCAGTAAGATTAGGCGGTAACTTCTGGGACAGTCAAAACTTACAGCCCCTTTGCAATTCATGTCACGCTTCATCC